CAATCAAGCGCACCATATCCATATAGTGCTCTGGACTTTTATTAACAAACTCTTCGTAAGTCAATCCCGAGTCCTCCAATCGGTTTCGTCTTCATCACGTTTAAACCAATCATGCAGTTCATCTGGGCTGTCAAAACCTCTTCTACCAAATCTTTCGTGCCCTAAACCACCAATATCCATTGAGTTTAGAAAATCATCCATTTCGTCCATATTAGGATTTTCTGCTTTACGTCTTGCCTGACGGAGCATTGTACCAGCAGAGCGATTTGCTTTCGCAAGTTTCTCTGCCCAAATCATATCTTCAAGACTCACTTCTTCGTGAAGGACAATCTTTTCACAGATTGCTTCTAACCGAAGACGATATTGTGTAGATAACATATCTTTCTCCAGATATAGGGTTATTTAGATTCTGCTTGAATCAGATTGAATGCCAGGGCAACTCGCCTAACATCCGATCTATTTGGAAGGGTATGGTGGAGTAATGCTGATGGAAAAAATAGAATGGAGCCCTCAGTTACATTTTCTGGATTATATTCAACCATGCTACCATCAAATAAATCTGTAAAGGGAGCTATGAATCGAACTGGTGTATGTAGTTCTGGATTATATTCCAAATAACATACAGCAGCAAATCCTGAGTAATGATTATGTACAGGATGTGACATGTATTTTTCTTGGATTTGAAACCAAGACGAAGAAATTTTACACATTTCAACCTTAAAAGTTTCCATGAAATAATATATCTCTTCGTTCAAAATTTCATGAACAGAGCGATTCAAGTTATTCATTTCATCGGAATTTTCATCCCGAATAGAACTATAAAAAGTGGTATGTAAATGAATTTGATTTTCAAAATTACTGGATTGTGTTTCCATCAAATCGAGTAATTTTTTCTTTTTACTTTCCCAATCATGTACCTTTAGATGAAGCAAAGGTACGTTAAACATACTAATTAGCATCTGGATTATTTTTATTGCTGTATTCTTGTTGCAACTCTTTTGCTAGTTTCATAGCACGACGCCACATTAGATATTTTACCACAGGATTACGTGGATTATTCAATAACCACCATTTTTGTTTCTCAAAGTTAGATTTTGCTAACTTTGTAATGTAATAAAAAGCAGCAGCGACACTATCATCGGTTGCGATGAAGTATGCCACTACTGCAAATACGATAAACCAAGCGTAATAAGTCATCGTCTTAAATTTTTTAAATATTCTAGCACTTGCTCACGCACTGCCATTAATTCATTATAGCACTTTTGTTCGTGTGCATCTTGTCTGAGTTCGTGATCTGGTTTATGGACGCTCTCAATAAACAAATCCAACCCTTTATTCCATTTAATTTCAGGAGTCTCTTCCATAATCAGTATCGTAGTTATACTATTTAACGGGTTTAAAGAAACTTGTCTAAACTGGAAACCGATGCGCCTTTTGCGGACTTTTGAATGTAGGTTTTTGCGGACTTGTAATTGTTTGCCACATGAATTTGTTGCCCATTGTGAATGATGACAAACTTTTTAGAATTTACCATCGGAACAGCAGCCCACATACCATCTTTCGTCACATAACCTTGAGGGTCTCCTGGAGTTGGGTCAAGAATACCAGGACGATCGATAAAAGATTTTTGAAAAGATTCACTCATCCGAATACCGCAGTGACTCCCATGACCTTAGCATTAGGATTACGGGCGAGGGCAACCTGACGTGCTTCTTGGTAGTCACGTGCCTCAACAATCTCATCAAAGACCTTGCCAGCGACATAGAGTTGGACTTTGCAGCGCATTGGGGGGATTCCTCCTGATGTGTAGGTAGTTTAGCAGAAAACTCAGCGTTTGACAACGCTGATGGCAGGCAAACCCTGCTGGAACACGGTATCGACCACCGCTTGCACCTTCTTAGCGGTGCTGATGCCCACAGAAGAATAGACAGGGATGCAGACCAACCCAAAGGACTTGGTGTAGTCCTGAAGGGCACCAGGGGCGATCCTGCCGCTGCTGAGACCCTCTGCATCGTCCTTGTGCAGGCGAATCACCCGTCCGATGGTCTGGGAGATGCCGATGTAATCCATAGAGCGCATAAACAGCACTGCCTCCAGACCAGACACGTTGATACCCTCGCTCAGGATGCTGTGATGAAGAACCACAAACTTCTTAGAGTCATCCTTGCCCCAGGCACTCAGAGTGTCGAAAAACACCTCACGATTGACCTTCTGACCATCAATCACAGCACCAGTCTTGGAAGTGATATACATCCAAGAGAACCCACGGTCTTCCAGTTGCTTACAGAAGTCAGTCTGAGAAACCAGAGAAACAATCTGCTTGGTTGCCTTAGAGCAGATGAGAACCTTGCCCACTTCCTGAGCATCGATGGTCTGAATCAGATTCTCACAATCTACATCAGCAACAATCTGACCCTTGCTAAGAAGTTCAAACTGCTGAACAACAACCTTAGGGGGAACAATGAAACCACCCTCAACCAGTTCTGGGGCAGGCACATTGCAGATGACATTGCCATAAACGGCAGCGTCATTCATGCCAGGTTTTGCAATAGTGGCAGAATGCTTAGGAGTAGCAGTGAAGAAATAGCAGCGGTCAGCAGCAGAAGCGAAATGCTCGGTGGCAGGGAAGAAATGACGTTGGACAGAGTTGTGCGCTTCATCAAAGTAAATGGTATCAACGTGAATATCTGCCTGTTGCAGACGCTGCAGGGAGTTGTAGGTGGTGAAAATCAGTTGATGCTTATATGCACGACGAGACCAGTTATAAATCTCAGAAGGTTTGGTCGTGCTCTGGTGATGCGTCTCACCACTATGAACGTGAAGAACAGCAGCAGTCGTGATAAACTCAAGGAACTCGCTGGACAATTGCTCTGCCAGGATGATTCTCGGGCAGCACACTACAATGGTCTTCGGAGCATCAGACTGAAACTCACGCAGAGCATCAAAGATGGCAATATTGGTCTTGCCGCCGCCAGTCGGAATGATCACCTGACCCTTACGATACTGCAGCAAGGCATCCAGAGCACGGTGCTGGTGAGGTCGGAGTTGAATCACAGGTCTCATCGCGTATAGGACTATTATAGCAGAAAACCGCCCCTGGTGCGACCCATGGGACAGTTCTCAAAGTGTCCTAGTATTTCATCTTCAACCTAGACAAAGGTAGTCTAGTGGTATTAAAGATGATTGTCAAGTCTTATGCCCAAGATCCAGAAACATTTGCTGCTGATGCAGATCCAGCTGCGTATAGTTCAAAGAAAGTATTTGTAGATACGGTTGGAGCAACCACACTTCCTGCTACAGACTGTGCAAAATCAGGTCTAAATGTTCCACCAGTAGTTGCATTAGATACAAACCATCCTTCAAGTTCAATTACATAGTTTTCTGCTGCAGTTCCAGTTGGAGTTACAGTTGTTGCAGTTACTACTGTTGCATAACCTGAAGTTTGAGATGTAGAAGAACTTTGAGTAAATGATTTATACTTGTATCCAATACTTTGTTGTGCATTACTAAATGTAAATCCAACTTGAAGTCCAGCTGCTGAACCAGATGCAGTTTTGGTCATTACATAAACCGCTCTAAACTTGTAGAGAGTATTTGCTAATAAAGTTGCAGTATCATTTGCGGCAGGGAAAACCGCTTCAAGTGTATTATTATTAGTTGCCTTTGTTCTATCAGATGCAATTCTTACAACTTCTGGTGATAGTAGTCCAACCCAAGCAGTTCCACTGTATCCCTGGAATTGTCCAATAGTGTTATTGAACAGAAGACCACCAGCAATTCTATTGATTGTTGCAATGTTTGTTGTTGGGTTTGGCTCATTTGGTAGAATTGCATATGGATTGGTAACCGATGTCCCAACTCTTGCAACTCCTAAGTCAAGAACTGCTCTTGGGGAGAACGTTCCATATCCAACTCCACTATCACCATGCATAGTGACAATGTTATCAAAGAATGCAGAACCGCCTCTATGAACTTGGAAAGATGGTATGTAAGCACCTGGTGGGAAATACATTCCAGTAGTTCCAATTCCTACACCTGTACATCCAATCGTCCCTACTGCAAACAATGAATGATCAAAAAGTTCATTATAATCTGTACCAATACCAACACCAGACGTTAATACACGTCCCCCATATCTTGCATCAATTGCTACGATTGGATTGTCTGTTCCAATACCAATCGAAGTAACACCAATTCTGTAGAATGTTGAAACACCAACACTATTGTTTAATTGAATTCCATTTAGAACATTTGGTAGTTGTATTTGCTGTGATGCTGAAGTAACAATACCAGCAACGATCAAATTACCACCAATATATGTGTCTCCAGTGATGGTCGATGTACCAACAACATGTAGTTTATATCCTGGATTTGTAATTCCCAGACCAAGATTTCCTTGGTATGTTAGGGACATTAATTCTTGATTGCCTTGCCCATAAACCCAGTTAAACCTACCAGTATTAATTCCTGCGCCACCAGCATGAATATAATGATTTACGTTTCCAGTGTCATTGTGTCTAATTTCAAATATTTTAGATGAATAACGAAGAACTGTAGAACTGTTACCAGCACCGATAGAACTACCAAGAGATAGTCTTGTTGCACCATCTTGGCTAATAATTTCAAATAATGATTCTGTTGGTTTAATAAACTGATATTCTGATGATGGAATTGCAGTTCCAATACCAAAGCGACCATTATTTGCTAAGGTAAATAAAGTTCCACCAGTACCAACGTGGAGATATTCTGTAACTGTAGAAATTCCAGTTGTTGAAATAGATGATTTTAATTCAGTAACAGTTGTGACACCTGATACTAATACATTTCCTAATACACTAACTTTTGATGTTGGATTTGTCGTGCCTAATCCAATATTAGAAGATGCTGAAGGAATTAACGAAATATGATTTCTAGTTCCGTTTGTTTCTACTTTTAGCGGTCTATCATATGAATAAATGTTTTGATATCCATTATCAGATGGCCCTTCACCAATCAACATACCATCAGTTGCTGTATTTCCAGTTATTGTGGAAATAAATCTTGCGTATGAATTAAAGAAGGTTAATCCATCAATTAAGGAGGAATCTCCTGTTGTTCCAATAAAAGCTCTTCCAGCACCATCGATTGCAAATGGGCTACTATCTGGAGAACCAGAGTCTTCAACCAGTAATGAAAGTCCCGATCCAAGTTGAGTAATTCTTACAAGAGGTTGTGTTGTGTTTGCAAAGATTGAAGTAACACCAGTGATTCCTGCATCAACACCAACGAATTGCAATTGTCTAGTTGTTACAATTCCAGTTGCTTTTATATTACCTGTTGAATTAATTCCAACCCCTTGCTGAGAACCATCTGGATTTCCACCAATTTGCAAGGAAAAATTAGGATAAGTTGTAGCGATTCCAACATTACCAGATGCATAGATGCTTGTATATCCAAATCCAGGATCAACATCAACCCATTGTGATGTTGGTAGATTTAATAATTTTCCACCATCTCCATAATATGTTATAATACCAGAAGTGGTTGTAGCAGTAATAATACCAGTGCTGCTAAACGAAGATATACCTACTCTTAAATTTCCAATAGAAGTCGTTAATCCTGAAACGTATATATTTTCTACCCAAATATTCTTAATCGTTGCTAATCCAACAACTTTTGCAGTTCCTCTAACATCTAAAAATTCAGTCGGCACCGAAGTTCCGATGCCGACCAATCCATTTGGATTTACAACGAAATTATCATCATCAACCTGAACACCATTTTTAAAATTAAAAGACTTCCTGTAATTTGCCATCTTATATGGTTTTTAGTTATTTATCTGATAATTTTTGCTCAAGATCACCGACTCTTGCAGAAAGTTCTTTAACTGCTTCAACTAGAAGTGGAATAATCTTTTCATATCTAACAGCGAGATAACCATTGTCTCTTGTAGTTACTGCTTCAGGTAGAACCTCTAAGATTTCTTGTGCGATAACACCAACATCATTACCTTCTTTACCTGATTTCTCATTCCAAGTGTAAGTATTACCACTAATTGAAAGAACCTTAGCAAGAGGATCATCAATTGGGGTTATGTTATCTTTCAGTCTTTGGTCAGAAGTATAGAATGCAGTAATATCACCAGTTACATTTAGTTCTCCACTGATTGTAGTGTTGGTGCTGATTGAAACGCTGCTTCCAATCGAAGCATTGATAACTAGGTTTCCACCTCTTGTATCGATTGTTGTTGTTCCTGCAACACCAATTCTAATACCATCAATGTAAGCCTCTTCAAATGCTCCACCAACAGTACCAATATAAGCACCCTTATCAACATCAGGAATAATACCAGTGTTAATTGTAACAATATCATCGAGAGTTGATTTTCCATCAACTCCAAGACCACCGCTTACAACTAATGCACCAGTTGTCTTACTTGTAGATTCAGTAACATTGGTAATTTTAACAATTCCAGTAATTGAAGCACTGTTTCTAATTCTGACTTCTTTATTAAAGGTTACAGGTCCATCAAACTGTGATAGAACAGTTCCAGACTTGCCACCCTCAACTCTTAGACGCTCCTTAATTAGAACTTCATCAAAGATAACACTCAAACGACCACTTTCTTGTCCAGTGACAGTTGGTACTGGAACGTCAAAGGTAATTTCTTGCCCTGTTGCGGAACTAGATTTCTTATTACCAATATAGAAATCACCATCACTATTCATTCCAGTATATACAACAACACCAGCAGATCTCTTCTGAGATTGTGCTAAGAATGATTCTTTTTCTGTTAGTGATCTAACTTGTACTTGTGGGAGACCAGTTGAATAGTTACCAGGACCAAATCCAAGATATTCAAATGTATGACCAGATGCACGAATGATTGAAGGTCTTCTCAGTTCGATTGCTAGTGGTCTAATCTTTCTAGCGATCGATCCTGTATTATGAGTTTCTTTACTCGTTCCAAATACACCACGAATAACTACTAATTGATTATTTGAAGATCCAGTGAATTCTGATCCACTGATTCTCATGATTTCATTATCAACTTGAATATAAGAACCAAGTGGGAATCTAGTCAGAGTTGAAAGACCACAAATAGTAGATCCAGAAACTGTTATGCTTGACCCAGACTCAATCGTTGCACCCAAGAAGAATTTCTCATTATCATAGAAGAATGTTCCTCTAGATGCTATATTTTCAGTGGTAGAATCTGAAACAGCATCATTTGAAGACAGTCCATGCTTGAGAATATATTTTGCAGAACTTAATGTAGTTGAAGTTGCGACAGTAAATGTATTAACACCTACTTTTTCATTAACAATATAATCACCAAGATTATTATTATTACTATCAATAAACTTAAATTTGGAACCAGCTGTTAAATTATGTGCAAATGATGATGTAAATGTCGTAATTCCCAACACTGGACCAGCAACAGTTGTAACTGGAACTGATGGTCCAAGATTAATTATATAATGACCAGTATGAATTTGTGGGTCTGCAGCAGTAATCGCTACAGAAATCTGAGTTTTTGAAGGAATAGATGCAATTCTGTAATACCCATCACCTGTTGTTCCAATACCAGTAACTTGAACAACATCTCCAAGGTTAGTCGAAATACCAGTTGAAGCGATTGTCAATCCAGCACCTACACCTACACCAATTACAGATGTATCAAAATCTAGTTCTTCACCATCAGTATATCCAGATCCTCTGGAAAGAATCTTAACATCGGTGATTGTTCCACCACTGGATACAATAACCTTAGCAGTTGCTCCATCCCAAGTAGAAGTACCATTGTTAAAGAGTTTTACGTTATAATGTGTTCCAGCATTGTAACCACTACCACCAGAGAATGAACTATAAGTCGTAACACCTGCAAATCCATGCTCACGTCCAAGTGTAATCGTTGCAGTACCAGAATTTACGGAAGCAAAAGAAGTGGAAACTGCAACAATTGGTAGTCCAATTCCAAAATCTTGTGTAAATAAATCTAGAGATTCTTTAGTAATACTCTTTTTAAGGTCATCAGTTACAACATCACCAATTGGACTTCTCTTTGCGTAAGTATTTGCAGCAAAAGGATTGTCATCTACATTATCTTTATCAAGTTGTGGATATAAATCTGTTACATTTTGTGCATATTTTAAATTTGTAAATTCTTCAGGTACGCTATTATTTGCGTTTAAGAGGTATGCATGATAGATACCATCTTGTACGTCCTTAATGTATGGACGAATGATTTCTGAACGATATACAAAATAATTTTTATTTACATCACTTCTTTCGAATCTGGGTAGATTTGTATTTCTGGTTGCAGTATTACTTGTAAATGTACCTGGACTGTGAGTTACTCCAGTAACATCAACTGTCGAATATCTAAATGTATGGTCATCAACGATACCAGTAATTGCAAACTTACCATTATATCCCTCATTTGATAGTCCGCCAGTATTCGTGCTACTTCTAACACTCTTAATATTAACTAGGTTTCCAACTTGTAAGTTATGTGGTAATTCAGTTGTTACAGTTACGATTCCTGTAGTACCAGTAATACATGTACTAATAAATCTTGGATTTCTATGATAATCATAGTCAGTTGCACCAATACTTACTCTACCAGGATCTCCATCATTTCTATATCCAGTAGAACTTGATTCTTGAACAATAAATGTTTCTGCAGGTGCCTTAGCATTCTCTGCGTCTTTAGGTACAACAATTCTTATCTTATAGAGTTTCTCATCTAGACTTCTGGAATCATCAAATCTTTTTACGAAAGTGTTATCAGTTTTCTCACCCAGAATTCCAATACCATAAGTTGCAAATGCATTGTAAATTGGGTTGTTATGCGTACTGTGGATATACCAGTTTGAGCGGAAAGAGTCCCACTGTACTGGATGTCCTACATCTCCAGATGCTTTGTCAGAAACTCTACTCTGAATCTTGAGTTTTGATCCACCATATACTGTAACTTCTACATTATTATCAGCATTTGCTTTTGATGAAGCTACTTTAATTGTTGTGCTGGACGAACGAATCGCATAATAAACTCTATGCGAAACAATATTTTCTGGGAGATCTCCATCATCACTTGTAATGTAAATACTTTCACCAGTTAAGATGTCATGTGCTCCGATAGTGAAAACATTACTAGTAGGACCTGAGGTTACTCTATATTCCTTATAAGCTACGTTTGTTCCTAAAGCAGTGGTTCCAATGCCAATAACATTATTAACCATGCAGATATTAGCACCAAATGTGCCAATACCACTTCCTAAATTAACATAAAGTTTGTCATCTCTTCTAGCACCAACTCGATATCCTTGAGTAAGAATAGGTGGGGAATCATCTTGGTTATTAAATCCATAAAGATAAAGATGACTTGAGATTCCAACAGAAGTTGTAAGTCCAACGTCTAGGGATTGCCAATCAATGTCTGCCTCATCAGATTTAACTGCTCTTGGACCAACAATTGCAGAAATATAAGCCTTATTATCCTTGTCAAATGCTTCTGCTCTAAATCCATCAGAAGTTAGAGAGAATTGACCAAAGTTTGAGTTTGAGTTGGTAATCGATGCGTCACCACCAGACTCGGTATTAAAATGGTTAGTAAATCCAATAGCAAACACAGATACAATCTGAATGATTGAATCATTCGACATTTTAATATGATTGGTTTCCCAACCTGTTCTATAGACTGCGCTTGAATCTAAGTGATAGACTTTATCCTTATCTAAAGAAGAAGCACCTGCCGATAATTCTGCTCCCGTCTTTTTAGTAATAGTTATTGATTCGTAGTTTCTATCTACTTCATCATATTTTACAAATGCCCTATCATCTTTTTGTAGAGAAACACCTGTAAATTGTGCAACAACCATTGAACGGAAACCTGATGCTTTGCTACCATCAGCGTACATTCCATTCATGCCATAAACTGATCTTAGCGAACAGTTGAAGACATAAGGAGAAGCACCAGAAACAGTATCCGTTTCAATCGTAACTGTTGCACCACTAACATCTGGAAGTGTTAGTAGATTTGGTTGAACATATGGGAGAACATATGTAAAGGTATTTGCATTAATTACACTTTGTACCTTTGTAGAAATATTGTAATCATTTACTCCATCAGCAAGACCAACACCCTTAATCTTAATTGGTGTTCCTTCATTGAACTTATGTTCTAAAACAGTAGTTACTGTAATGATAGGACCAGCAGTTCCACCACTACCAGATTCAATTCTTGCAATCGTTAATGTATCAGCAGCGAACGCACCAACAATCTCCCATTCTGCTCTTTGCTTAGCGAATCCGCCTGCGTCATCTGGATATTTTTCTGGAATATCTCTTACCGAATTGAATGCATTTGACAATTTGCTATAATACATGTCAAGATCGGTTAAATCATAACCGACCACTTCATTTACACCATCAGCATACTCAAAGCAAGTTAGTTTATGGTGAGAAAATGTTGGGACTGAACGATTATTTTCAGAAAAATCTATATTATCGGTATAAACAGTTCCAGTCTCACTACCATCAAAAATTGTAAATTGCCAAAGATAACAAGTACCAGTTAGCCTAAAAATAGCAGATCGAGGAACATTTGAATCTGTGGGATTTGGTACATACTTTGGTCTTATTTTTGTTTTTCTTAGGTCTAAACCAACTAATGATGTACCTCTTGGTATAATAACTCCACCATTAACGCTGTTAAATTTGTAGAGAATATTTCCAACTTGGTTAAGGTCAAAGTTAGAATCTAAATTGAGTGCAATCTGTTCGGATGGAGTTGAGATTGTACCCGAAGGTGACTTAACTTTTACACCAAGTGCGGGGTCATTATAAATCGCAAATCCTGGTCTATTATCAATTAAATGCTCACCTGGAAAAAGTAAAATTGTAGTTTTTTCAATCGCATCATTATTATTACCTTTTAAGTATGAGAATCTTGCAGACTCTAGTAACGCCCTTTGTATTGTTTTAAATGGCTTAGCAAGAGAATTTCCTTGATTCTCGATGCTATCCGTTGCTTCAAGATCGTTTGGATTTACATATAGAATACGACCTTCAGTATTTTTAATAAAATTATCTAATTTATTAAGAGGCATTGGATTATTACGACCAGAATATTTCTATGTTCTATTTAGCTGGTCAAATCCTCCTCATCATGTTCATATTCTAAATCATCTGGTAAGTCTTCTGGGTTTTCTAAATCCACTGCGAAGAAGCAAGGATGTACCTCTTCATCAATTAGATAGAAAGAGTTCCTGTACAAGTCTTCTGGCTCAAAAGACCTTTCTTTATCTGCTAATCTACAAAGATCTTGGTCATATAAATGTCCGTCTGGAAGTTCGTCGAATGTAAATGGAACGTGATTAATAAAGTACATCTTCACGATCATACTGCCATTATTGTACCAGCAGTATGCGTGATCGATACGATAAGACATTGGGTTTTCCCATATCTTATATTTATTTTTATACCCGTGAGTGGATTCGAACCACCGCTTGGAACATTTTAAGTGTTCTGCCTCTTCCGCTGGGCTACACGGGCGTGTATTTTTTGTTTGATGCCGTGTGTTTGTGAGACTAAATCAAAACCGTTTGATAGATGCCCCACTGGATTCTATCATAAGTTTTGAACCACGACAAGTGCAGGTTGCGAGGATTGAACTCGCCTTCGCCGCTTTATGAGAACGGTCCATTCACCAGATTGGTAAACCTGCACGATACGAGTGCCTGGATTCGAACCAGGTCAAAGCCGCTAATCTGGCGGAAAGAGTTTATAAGACTCCTCTGACTACCAAGTCTCACTCGCTTCTGCGTTTATGATGCCTCGTTGTTTAACTCAGTGTGTATTCGTATGAGGTCATCATCCACAGGTATCATAACCGCTGCTTGCCCATTCTCGTTAATTATACCTAAATGCTCTCCATTTTCAACTCGTTCCATCAGTTCATCAAACCTCTCTTGAAACTCTTCCACAGTGAAAACTTCCATTTTTGTGTTTTTATTTAGTTGTTATCCTGACCATAAATTGCCAGGTCAGCATACTCAATCTGCTCAGGGTCAAGTTGAGCGGTGACAACTTCCAACACGTTCATAAACTCTTGAACAGTCTCACACTCCACCAGACGCTCACTACCCTGGTCGCTGAGAAGAAGGAAGGTGCGGGTGCAGACATCAATCACAATGCCTTGAACGGTCTCTTGTGCAATGCTCATTTGGTGTTCCGTTGATTACCCCCATATTATAGGGCAGATGGGGGCGGGTGTCAAGTGTGCCAGTTTAAAAAGTGGTTACAGATCTAAAAGAACTCTTAAATCTTCTACAGTCAGACCAAGATTTCTCAGTTTTTCTTGAGGAGTAACTGGATTTGCTTCAACAACAGACCAACCAGACTCAGAACTTTCTGATGCTGCAGAAATAGTATCTCCAGTTTCAGCATTCCAAACTAAAGTATAATTTTCTGTATGAAATGGTGGTGGAGTTCTAGTTGCATTTTCTGGAGCAACTACTGGATTTGGATTGGCGATAACTGTTCCCAGAGTATCTGGATTTGTTGAATAATACATTCCACTCAGGTCATCAACCTGATTCCAGACTTGATTTTCTTCATCAAAAACTCGAACTTTACCCAATTCTGGTTCAGGAGCTTCAATACATGTGGAATGTGCTGGAGCAAGATACATATTATGCTCTAGTGGGTCCTTTTTAGCTTCAGTTTTTGATATGAAAAATTTAAAATCAGCATCATAATTATAAATTGGGCAACTGTTTGCATAGGGCAAATCAAAAATATGCTCAACACCATCTGCGGTTCTACATGTGACAGTATAAGACATCTTTAATATAAAATAGTATCTTTACGATTATTTATGTCTTTATACAGGGTAGTAACGCATAGTTTCTTGGTCTTGTTTCATTACCAAAGTTACCGCCATTTGTAGCATTGGGAGATCCACTCTCAATATTTGTTAGTGTTCCTGTCAATGTCGCAGTTCTTGGAATAGCATTAGTTCCACTATTGCTATACGTTGGAATATTATGAGTGTGAGTTTGATATTGGTGATCTTGGAAACTAGCAAAAGTACGACCAGTATCAACAGATGAAGTATTTGCCCAACCTCTGATGAAATTTCCTCTTAAATCTGGAATATTAAAAGTGCTCACTCCGTTTCCCGCACCCCAGGTTGTTCCAATAGCAGTAAAGAGAACATTATAAAGTCCTCTAGAAACAGCAGATCCGTCACACTCCAAATATCCACTTGGAGCAGTGTTTTTTGCAAACCAAAGAACAACTCCAGCGGCGACTGTTCCAGACCCAGCTTCTGTACCTTGAATACCTTGAATGCCCTGGATACCTTGAATACCTTGACCACCAACGAATCCACTAATTCCCTGGTTTCCTTGCAAACCCTGAACACCCTGAGGTCCAATATTACCCTGAATACCTTGGTTTCCAGTTCCATTAATACCCTGGATGCCTTGCTCACCCTGGATACCTTGAATTCCCTGGATACCTTGAGAACCTAGGTCACCTCTAATTCCTTGGACACCTTGACGACCTTGAATACCCTGAGTTCCCTGAGATCCTACACCATTGTCACCTTGAATACCTTGGCGACCTTGAATACCTTGCTCACCTTGAAGTCCTTGAGCCCCTTGATTTCCATTATTACCTTGGATACCCTGACGACCTTGAATACCTTGAATACCTTGGAGACCCTGAACACCCTGAACACCCTGGAGACCTTGTTCCCCCTGGACTCCCTGAAGACCCTGGTTACCTTGTGGTCCAAAGTCTCCCTGAATACCCTGCAAACCTTGCCCACCAGTTCCACCAGTAGCACCTCCAGTTCCCTGGAAACCTTGAATACCTTGTCTTCCTTGGTTACCCTGCGCTCCAGTTTCACCTTGAACACCTTGGCGTCCTTGAATACCTTGCTCACCCTGGATACCTTGAACACCCTGGATTCCCTGACGACCCTGAACACCTTGATATCCCTGAATACCTTGAATACCCTGGATACCTTGAATACCTTGATTACCAGCACCACCTATCTGTCCGCTGATGCCTTGAATACCTTGAGCGCCTTGAGCACCGTCATTACCCTGAATACCTTGACGACCTTGAATACCTTGGTTACCTTGGTTACCTTGGAAACCTTGAAGACCTTGGTTTCCTTGAGGTCCTTGAGCACCTTGAGTTCCTGGACCACCACCAATACCTTGAAGACCTTGGAATCCTTGGAATCCTTGGAATCCTTGTGGTCCCGCTGTTCCCTGAGTTCCTTGACGACCCTGAGAACCCTGAACACCTTGGTTTCCTTGAATACCTTGGACACCCTGGAAAGATGCATCATTAATACTGATTTTCTTTACATCATCCGCAGAAAAATCATAAACTAGTAATAAATCTTGAAGTCCATCAGCACCAGTAATGAGTTGTTGCTCAGTAATTGCTTTTTTACTTACTCTTCCATCAAACAAAGTCGCCGTAATAATTCCAGAAGAAAATGTGTTTCCATAGATGGAAAAGTCTGCTCCAACTCCTAAGGTTGAAGTTCCAATACCAACTTTGCGGAAGGTTGAAATTCCAAGGAATGTAGAAACACCTGTTACTAACAATTCTTTGATTGTAACTGGTCCAGCAAATCCAGAACTACCTACAACGTCAAAAACAAATCTTGGAGTTGTTGAACCTAGACCAACTCTTTGATTTGTATAATCATACCAAAAATTAGTTGCACCATCTACTAATCCAGCAGTTCCATGAAACTGAATTTGTCCGATTGTACCACCAGCACCAGATAGTGTTGCAGATTGAGATTGCCATTCAATACCAGTGATTGTCCTAATTAAAACCTCTCCTGGATTTCCTGGGTCATTGGTTGAGTCATAAATTGTTCCAGAAACTCTTACATCACCTTGAACGTGCAACTCCTGTGATGGGCTGGGAGTATTAATTCCAACATATCCCTCGGCAGTTGTCTTAATGATTGTTCCACCAATACCAACATGGAAGTAATGCCCGATGGTCATTATTCCAGTTACATTGTCAAAAAGCAAATATGGAGAAGCAGCAAAGGATCCATCATTATTAAAGATTATCTCATTATCATTCCCTGGAGGACTAATTGTAATTGTAGAAATTGTCCCGAAGTTATTTGCAGTTACATTGACAATATTTCCGACAAAATTTAACTTATTAATACTATTTCCTGTACCAACAATCGATCCTTCTTCAAAAACTGAAATACCTGTAACAATTCCAGCAGGAGGAACTTGCCAATATCTATCATATTGACCGCCATTTTCAAAAGTTACAAGATTATAATAGTAATCCTTTACAGGCAAAGCCCTCTCACCTGGATATCCAAGATTGGGTTCTGCCTCTTCTGGACTAAGAAATACGTGTCTATCTGTACTTAATCCAGAGAAGGGTGTTAATTTTTGCTTCCCGCTTAAATATCTTTGCTTATTCCCCATAATTATGATGTACTATTCTCTAGGATACTTGCAATAAATTCCATTTGAAGTGGGGCAACCAATCCACCACTAACATATGTATGTACGATTCCATTAGCACTTCCTACTGTAGTGGTAAATGTTCTAGAAGTACCAACACTATTCACAATACTATCAACGACAAATGATGATTGGGGGGATGGGAAAATTGTTGTAGTGATTCCAGACCCTGAAGGGCATGTCATAGCAATACCTGACATGGTAATTGGGTCATTTGGAGAGAACCCATGAGGAGTTAGTGTAGTAACCGTTGCAACTCCTGTAGGTTCGTAGTACTGAACATTTGTAATTGTTACAATTCCAGTTTGAACTGCATTAATGTAAAGTGAATCTAGTTTAATTGCGTCTTTTTCTAAAACTAGACGACCATCAACCAAAACAACTGCATCATTTGGAGGAATTTGAATATCTTTAATGATACGAATATCTCTCGTGTTACCTGTGCTTCTTGATTCTCGACGATGCCAGAAAGTTACGGTTGGATATGTTGCACCAATACCAACATTCGAAACTTGAGCAAACAAAAGAATGGAAGAAACTCCAGTTGGAACTTCATATAACTTTTGAGTCCCTGGAGCAACAGGAACTGCAACTGTTAAAAACTTATTGACTGGTGCGACTGCCATATTATCTTAACGCTAGAATGAGTGGGGTAACTTCTGCTTGAATTGCTCTACTAAAATCTCGACCTCTAATTGTTGATGTTGTTTGGTCAATTGTGATTCCTTCACCAATTTTAAAGTTTCCTGCCTGGTCAGTACTCGTAAATGGTATTCTTGCACCATTAATAGCTACGATTTCATTCTCAGGTATTGGAATTCCACCTTGGAATGGGTTCGCTCTATTTATGTTAACACCTGTACCAATATATTCAAATGAGTGAGTACTTGTTAAAATTCTGCTAATTCTAAAAGTTTCAATTGAAGTGCCAGCACCAATACTGTAGGGAACAAACTGACTCAAAGTAATTGTTGTAATCCCACTAACTGGTATTGGTTCTGTTGCTTCGGCAACATCATAGAAAATTGGTTCACTAATTGCAGTTGCAATTGCTCCTCCTCCACCACCAATTGTAATTACAATTTCTTGATTTGGTAGATAATTTCTACCACTGTTTGTAACATCAATTGAAGTTATTGTACCTGCAGCACTTACGTTTGCACTACCTTCAGCAGTAATTCCTTCTGGACCAAGAGGCGAAGAAATCGTAATAGCTGGTGGAGAAGCTGGAGTGTATCCACTTCCTCCATTGAGAATACCAATTCGAGAAAGTGTTCTTAATGGCGCAGTAATAATTCCAGTTGCAGGGGTATCGTTATAATCATCAAGATTAATCTTGAAGAAAATTGCTTGTCCATTATATGGTCTTCTAGTATTTCCTAAGGTATCAGCAATACCAGCGACTACAAATTGGTCAGTATCTCCACCAATTGTTGATACTGTTGTAACTCCAACGAAATCTAATGAACCGACACCATCCGCATAAAGTCCGTATATACCAAATGATGAGTTAGAGTTTGTAAGGTCACATGCACCGCCACTTGCTGCATAAATTGCAATCTTACAGTTAATTGTAAAGATGGAAACCAACTGTGCATATCCATTATTAGTGATTGAAACTCCAATACCATTTTCATTATATTGCGTAAAGGAGTCACAAACCATACACTTGAGGTCTTGTCCTGGATTATTGACTCCAGTAAATGCTGCACCAACATGCTTCCCATCAATCTTCATGCCAATACTATCGGTCATGAAGTTAGTGCAGTTACGGATATATGGGGACCTCCATCTTCCGCTTGGACCTTCGTTACATGGTCCTGGATCTAAGAATCCAGACCTTGCACTTGCAATACCTGCTGGTGGTGGGAATGCTACAGCAGCACCTCTAATTGTCAATGGAGCATTATCATCAAAAGGATCTGGAGCATAAGCAAAGTTGATGTTCTCAATTAAACATCCTCTTCTTACATAGAAAACATCATCATCATGTTGTGGATAGATGGTAACAAGACGTAAATCCTGCCCACTAACACTTACATCTGTTCTAAGACCAATAGGATTGTTCTCAGCATAAACTCCAGAACGAATATAAATTGTATCTCCTGGGTTTGCTACTGCTGCTGCAGCACCAATGGTTAGTTTGGCATCACCCTCGGTTCTTCCGCTATTTTCATCATTACCATACTTCGAAACATATACAATATTCTTCGAATCTGCACCTCTAGGAGCCCAAAAGACTCTACCATTTGGATAAGTAACTTTTGGAGAAGCAGCAGGACCAACACCAATAATTGTTGTAACGATTCCAGCACAAACATTAATTGCAGAAACAACGTTTGCACACCCATCAGGATCACTATTACTACCTCTTTGAGAATCTGGTAGAAGAGAGAAGTCCCTGATTTGTGGAAAAGGTATTGTATAAGAAAGGGTTCTTGTTGCTGGTAGTTGAGTATTTCCAATACCAGTTGTAACTATTCCAATAAATGATGTAATAGCAGATGCCTGACTTGCACAAGTTGGTGATATTGGATCTGGTAATACGGAACCATCAATATACTGAGTAAATGTATTTCTTATGCCAGATATTTTGGTAACAACTTGATTTCTCATTACCTGAATAGCAACATCTCTTGCTTGTTGATAAGCATAGATTGATTGCTCTTGCTCACCTGCTAATAATCCTGCATTATCAATATAGTATTTGGTTGCGTCATAAACTCTTTCATTACCACCATATGACAAGTTATATGCAATAGCATCTAAAATTAACTTGATATCATCAATGCAACTTTGATTACTATTTGGTATGCTAAACAGAGGATAATTATTTAAAACTCTATCAACTGCTTCTGCCGCAATAAAATCTTTGTTTAAGAAAATCAAACGAGAAGCATCGGCATATGTTCCATTGATGGGCTCCATCTGATAAGATAGAGGATACAAGGAATTATTAATGACATATCTAGAAATTTCCGCTGCTTTTTGAATTGCAGTAATAGATGCTTCTTTAATTGAATATCCATTCACATCAGTCCCAGTGATATGAATTAATGTATTGCCATTATAATATGATAATCCAGCACCAACCGATCTAGAATTACCACCTCTAGTAATGTCAAAACAAATGGACCTTAGAATATCTTTGATGTCATCTCGACAAGAACTATAATTAGAAGTTGATAGTGAAAATGGGGGGTCTTTGTATGAAGTGCTTGTTATGAATCCAACTGCTTCTCCAGCAAGATACTCTAGATTCAAGCGAATCATATTCGCAGCATCAAAGAATCTAGCAGGAATAACTTGCCCTGTAGTTCCAACACCAACTTGTGTTAATACACTTCTGAAGACTCTGTATTCATCAGTTGTATTTTCAGATGTGAATCCTACTTGATTATTTGCATCATATATTGCACCTTGATTGAAGTATATGTCTTTTCTAAAAAGATCGACATCGCGTGATGGATCTGCAGTTCCTATACCAATTGAACCGATTCCAGTTGTTGTAAATACTGTTCCACCAGCACCAACACCTAACGTTGTCTGTAAAGTTGTTGCATCATCTACATTTAGTGTTGAATCAAACTGAACTGCATCAACAACATCTAAAGTAGATTGCAGATCTGTTGCACCTGTTACATCTAATGTGTCTAATAAATTAGTTGCACCAGTTACTTCTAAGGTATCAAACAATTCAACAGACTGAAGCACGTCCAATGTGCTGAGTAAAGTTGCTGCTGCACCAACTTGTAAAGTTCCAAATAAAGTTGTACCAGCACCAACAAATAAGAATTTTTGTATGGATACTCCAGCTCCAACAAAAACATTATTTTGGAACGTCGAGACTCCAATAACTCTAAAACTACCTGCCATCGTGGCAGCAGCACCAACGTATAATTGATTATCAATTTCTAAGTTTTCTTCTACAAGAACATTTTTTTCAAAAGTTACATCATCTTTAAATGTAACAATTTGTTCAAATGTTGCTACTCCAACTACACTTAATGGACTTAAGATAGTAGATCCAGAACCTATAACATCAAATCCATCATAAAATACACTTCTTTCAAAGAAAGTAGAAACTCCAGATACAGTTAATCTACCATTTAATTTAGTATCACCAGTTACTTCTAATTGATTTTGTGGGTTGGTAAGACCTATGCCAACATATGCTGAAGTATTAAGTCCAGCAGGTCTCTTTTCCCAAAAATCTTTAATAACAATATCAGCAATATTGGGGTTATCTACATTAACTTTACCCTCTACCAATTCAAAAAGACTTCCACCAGAATTAGTGATAAAGTTTAATCCACGGAATGATGATGGTCCAACTAGAACGCCTTCATTATAAACAAAGATACCTTCAGTAAAAGATGGTTCAAATTCTACCCATTTAATTCCTTCAGCATCTTTTGATAAGAATCCACCAATAACACCAGGACTATTAGAAGCATCATAAAGATTTCCATCAATTCTAGCATTACCAATAATATCTAGATTTTGAGTTGGGGCTGTTGTGCCTATTCCAACCCAACCAGCATAGGGTCCATAAGTTACAACATTAAAAACATTATCTCCTGGATTATTTCCAATATAAAATTCTTCAGTAACTGTTAGAATTCCAACTTGAAGTTGTTCTAGTTCTTGTTGAATATCAACAGGACCAGCAAAAGTTGTTATGCCAGAGAAAAATGCATTTCCAGTAATTGAAATGTCACCGAAAGTTTCTGTTGCTCCTGCTTCAAAATCATAATAAATTTTGCCATAGACGTATAAGTCCTTATACATCTTGACATCTTCATTAAAGATAGATGGTTTTCCAATAATTGAAAAATCTTCTCCTTCCATCTACTTTACCTCAATTTCCATTGAAAGAGTCTTTTGCAGCATTAAAAAGAAATACTGCTGCCCCACCAAGAATTCCTGCTAAAACATCTGCCCCAACGAAACTACCAGCGAAGACTTGATTACAAAAATCAATTTTCAATCCTTCAGCAAGATTTCCCTGTTTTGCATTCAGATTAACTTCATTACCATCAAGCAGTGTTTGACCACCAACTGATTTTAGTGTTAGGTTTCTTCCCGCTTTAATGTCAATATCTTCGGTTGCTTCAAGAGTTATATTTGTTGCTTTAATTCTTACCGCACCATTTCCATCTGCTTGAATTACAACTTCACCAGTTTTAGATGCAATTAAAACGTCTTGACCTTTAGAACTTTCATTACCATCTCCACCAACTATTTCAATCGTTCTATCATTATAAATTGAAAACGTGCCATCCTGTGCAAGGGAAATAGAAGACTTATCTTTATTATCTGTTGTAGAGTAAATTAGATAACTTAAATTTCCCTTATTTCCCATTCTAGGATTGTTTGCGTCAATCCTAAACTTTGGTCCAAGACTAATGTGTCTTCTTGCTTCCCAGTTACACTTTTGGGCGGGTCTTTCTGCCATGTTATTTCGTAATACAATCTATTTGCTGTTTAACTTCATCTTGATATTCAGGAATGCCCAGGATTGGTCGTATTAATGCTCCCGATCCTGTATCACTAATAACTCTTATAATTGGTAAGTCGGTAGTTATATTGGTATTTATCGGAGTAGCCTGAACAATTCCTCCCTTATCAATTACTAGATCATATTCTGTGCCGAAATTATCAGTTGCTATATCACCAACTCGATATCCAGTTCCAGGATTATCAATAACTGTATTAGTTACTGCATAATTTGCAATATCACCAACAGGATAATTTTCACCCTCAGATACAAGATAAATGGCACTCACTTCTCCAGCATCATTAATTAATGCTCTAGCAACTGCACCATATCCCTGATTACAATTATCTTGAATGGTAACAAATGGTGGGAATTGATATCCCGATCCAGGATTAGTGATTTGCACTCCAATGCAACTTCCAGTTGCTTCTGCGCCAAGTCCAACAATTGTTCCCATAAGTGGCGTAGCTGCTGCGCCAGTCCCACCACCACCAAAAATATTGATAGTAGGAGCACCACAAACTAATGGCGGTCCAGTATAACAACCACCCAAAGCACTCAATGGATTACTTACAGCGTCAATAACTTGACCTGTAGTTGATTTAAAGATATCATAAGCATCTGTGAAACTACCTGTCATATCTTGCAAGGTAGAATTGGCAGTGTTCATAATATTAGAAATCTGAGTAAATGGATCTGCCCCAGACATCATTGGACCACCACCAATCACATATGTTGTTGCAAGATTTGTACATTTGTCTTTATTTTGATTACATCCAAAAATAGAACCAATACCTTTAATTGCATCAATTGAACTTCGAATTAAATTGGCAATATTAAGACCTGCAGTTAAAATCTTAGCAACTCCACCAATGGCAGCACTTAGTGCATCAGCAATGCCATCAACAATATTATTCAAAAGTGCTCCAACAAATTGATTAGCAGCACAAGAAACAAAGTTTTTAATATTATCTACTGCAGAATTAACCATCTGCTCAATAACACCCTTCAATCCTTCAATTACTTTTCCAACAACACACCCTAGTGCTTTTTGGAATGCTTTCACTGGTTTTACCATTGCAGTCTGAGCTGCAACCCCACCCAAGTGAGCTGCTACGGGGTTGCCAGTTATCGCTAAAATTTTTCCAAATACATCTTTATATAAAAAGTCTAAACCAGCCTTCATCAATTTGACCATCTCATCACCCAACCATTTGACCGCATTGCCAATCATTTCGTTGCAGTCTTTTAGAATTCCATTAATTGCCTCTTTGATTTTTGCTTTTTTCTTCTGTATATTATTCTGTAACTTTCTAATCTTTTTAAGTAGGTTTTCAATTCTGGCAGTTATTTTATCCACTGTAGTATTCTTACAGGGATTTGCCATAACAATTTTGTCACCAATAACAGAACTTACTGAAACATCTCCAGTTGAAGAAGATGTATCATCTGTTCTAGCAACAGGAGAAACTTGAGATTTAGGATTGCCAGATTCATTTGATTCATTCGGAACAAGAGTTCCATCTGGTTTAGGAATATTCTCAGTATATCCCGTGAATGGTTGAAATGGTCCTTTATAATCTTTGCTTACTACGTCCGATGTTTTACCAAATGTTGCTAATATGACGGGGATTTGTGCATTATCACCATCCATAAAGAACCCGAAAACCACATCACTAGGTTGAAGTGCAACATCTGTAGATTGATTTGCTGCGCCACTTCCAGACGTGGTTGGTATCAGAACTTGAGCCCATGGAAGGTCTTCATTTTTTAATTCAGATTCATAGAATGGATGATACCCCATAATACGAACACGGTATCTATTACCCCAACCTTCAGCACCTTGTCTATGATAAGGAGCAGGGGGAATCTGACCAATCCACCAACGGAATCCGTCTCTACCTAGAAAATTACTTTTAAGTAATGATTCATCTATCATGACTTATTAGCCTCTGGATTTATACCAAATGTATCTCTAACTAATTTCATAGAAGTATAAGATGATTCTGTATCAAAGTGATGACACAGTTCTTTAATCATATATAGACCGCTTGTTTCCTCGTCCAATTCGTTTCCATCTTGAGAAGATATCTTTGGAAAATTGCATTTAATGACATCCCCTGCACTTAGATTTGTATTCAGAGGAACAACCATACTTAAAGTTTGAGTGAAAAGTATATTATACCTCATAATAGACTGAGATTGATACTTTTCTGGACTTGCATTCACTTCTTTAGATGGTTCTTTATTCAGAGTACCAACATCAAGACACATTGTGAAGATTCTAGTTGGAGTTTCACCAAGATCTTTTGAACTACCAGAAGTTATTTTAGGAAGTTTTATTTTTTCGCCAAGATTACTTGTCTTATTAACATAGTCATTTAACTTAAATAATCCCTTTTGGGGATTTGTAAATTCAAACGTTAATGGATTAAAAAATATTCTGTAACTTGAATATGTGCCTAACTTAAGTTTCTCAATTAAGTTTTGATTCTTCTCTGTAGTATATTTCAAGATTTTAAAGTCGTTCTTTACAGCGTCACCCTTTTCATCATATGTTTCAATGCTTTGACTATAAAGATAAACTGCTTTTGGTTTTTGTTTAATCAAATTATCAATTGACCTGAAATTAAAACCATCCTTGGTTTGATAGAATACAAATCCAGCGGTAGCATCACCTGAAGTAGCAGGAACACCTTTTGATGCTAGCCAGATTAAGACAGTAAATGGCTTACGCATATTACCAATAAATCCATACTTATTTGTTGTCCTCTCTATTGAATCATTAGTAAATTTGTCAGTCTTAAGGATATTTTTAAGAATTTGTTTTACAGAAGTATCAATACTATTGTCTGGGGCAAACTTTTTTCCTACTCTTACTGTTTCATTTGTGATTGCTTCTCTTGAAGTAAGATGTAAAGTAAAAGCTTCTCTTTGAGATTCTGCAATCACATCAGTAATACTTGAGACATACAAGTAATCTTTTGATGACTTGGAAAAATCAATGGCAATATTAGACTCGGTGTTAGGAGAAATTTTCAATCTAAGTCTCTCCCCACCCCTAAGAGGAAGACCATTATAAACAGACTGGGGATTCTTATCTGTGCTCCCATCAGGGTTAGCAGAAGGTATGCTATCACCAGTATTAATCATCTTCAAAGTCGCAGTGATTGTTGGCGAAAAGATATCTTCATAATAGTCAAAAGAAACTATTGAAGGCGTGATATCAACTGTTCTTTGCTGATCATTTGATTCTAGAATTGCTTCTTCAAACTTGGATGGGGATTGTGCTACTACTTGTGCCATTATAGATACGCTAAATCAGTTAAGAACTTTTGTTTGATAAAATTATTTAACACACTTGATGGTGGGCTTTGTGTGGTTTGTGATTCTTGTTCAAGAGAACGAGATCCAAACGATGCAGCGGCAGAATTCAATAATTGTGCTAATCCACTCAAATCCATTTGTGGTCGTGTATCAACCACGCTTACAACATCTGGAGACATACTTGGTGTAATTCCAGATGCAACATCCATTGATGGAACACCAGATACAGAACTTGCTGTTGAACCTGCTGCACCATGAGAAACAGTAACTCCCCCCGTTCCAATAATTTCTGCTTCTCTACCATATCCACCACGATAATACACTGCACCAACTGCAAAAGGAAACTTAGTTGCCGATCCTACTTGAGATGGGAATGTTTGTTTTACTTTAGAATTGATTTCTTGCATATCAACAGCGGCACTACTTCTTCCACCATGGGCTCTCTGCTCTGCAGCAATTAATCTTCTGATATTATCATCACTACCAGATGCATATTGTTTTATATTTCCATAAAATACAGTTGAACCTCTTGCAAGCATTGCTTTTGTTGCATGGAAAGCAACTTCACGAATACTTGCAAGTTGCTCTGCCGTTGGATTTGCTCCTTTATAATCTAAGTGGAAGTGAGTCGCATAACTAGCCTCCCCTCTACCAGATCCACCCTGAATAAATCCCCCTGGTCCAACTTGTGGTATTAAACTCATTGTTCCAGTTGATACTGCAGGTGCTTGTTGTAGATTTGCAGATTGCTGCCCAGATGCATATGCTGCTGGAGATACATTTGCTGCTTTTTGTGCTTCTGGTAAAAATGACCTATATTTTCCAGACTTATAAACACTCCAAGGATTAAAATTAGAACCACCAGACAGAATGAATGCTGCCCTTGCATTAGTTAGAGGGTCTTTTAATTGCTCATAGGATGTTATTCCAAATTTTTTCAATCTTTCTGGGCCAAGGGACCCAATCATATTAATTTGCCATAAACCATAAGATAAGTCACGAGTCCTTGGATTGTCATTTACTACACCAGATCTTCCACCAGACTCTGCTTTTGCAACTGCTGCTGCAGTAACTGCATTTTGTTGACTAAATCCAGCTTGTTTTGCAACAGCAACTAATTGTTCAGTGGATAATGTTTCTCCAGCTCCTGGAAATTGAGATTCGCGTTCTGAGAATTGAGATTCTCCCTGAGTGCCCAATGGTGGTGCATTTTGACCACTTGCAATCCCTTCATTGAGAGATGTTGTCATCAATCTCAATGCGTCATCGATTGATGATGACATATCAGATAGATTTTGATTGAGTTGTCCAAATGTATCTTTTACTCTATTCGATGTGTCAAAGAAATCAAATGACATAATGTTTTGGGCAACGGCACCAAGAAGATTGAACATATTACCAACAAATCCAATTGCACCCATAAAAAACTGTTTAATAATTGCCACTCCCTTATAAATTCTGGCAACAAATTCTTTTGCCATTCCAATCCAAGTTGGTAAGTTTCTTAGTAACCATCCCACTCCCAAATATGCAATCGCAGATAAAATCCTTCCCAAAAATCCTTTACCACTGTTGAGGATAGATTTCTCAGTAGCAAATCCTGGAGAAAGGATAGAACCTAGACTTGATGCTTCAAGTTGATCTTCTGCTTCTTTCTTTCTTAAATTATCCTGTCTTTTTTGAAAGAGACCTTTACTTCTGAATACTGCTTCACTTTTTATCTTAGTTCTATTTAAAATAACTCTTTTAGTATCACTAATTACTGTTCTTGTATTAGAAAGACTTCTTCTCATGTTTATAAACGTGGAAGAAATCTTATTGATTGAACTAGTTCCAGCAGATAAACTTAAAACTGCCATCTTACATCACCACATTATAACTTAATTGAGAGTACATAGTGTAAAAATTATTAGGATTACTCGAAGATATATGGGGAACATTGTTAGAAGAATTTCCTTTTCTTAATGATGGTGCTGGTGGTTTTTGCTTCATCTCTGGTTGTGTCAAAATAACCTGAGGAGCTGGTTTAGTTAAAGGTCCTAATGGTGCATTTTCTGTTTGCTTTTGTGATATTTTTGCTTCTGGAGACACTGGAGTAACAGAAAGAGCTCTTTCTTCAGCAGTTTCTCCTGGAAGTAAAGGTCTCATTGTTGGTATATTTTTATATAAGTCTAAGTATCCTTTTTCTTCTTCTGTTGGAGTTACTTCTGGTGCAGCGGTTCCAACATTCATATTAAGATCTCCATTTACCCCTGGAGTCATTGGAAGCATAGGTGTTGCTGCTGGAGCTTCTGGTGTTTGTGAAGTTGAACCTGGTGGTGGAATATTTGGTTTATTTGGCTTTAATTGTTGCTGTGGAGTTGAAGAAGTTGGAGTTTGTTTTTGTTCTTGTCCCCCACCTGCCATTCTAGATAATTCAAGTCCAACTCTTCCAGCGGCTGCAAATCCTCCGATTACTGGAAACATAGATAACGCACTAAGAGCTGCTCCTGGCAAATCTCCTTGACTCAAATCATAACCTGTCGAGACTGCACCAAGAGCAGTTCCAAGACCAGGGGTAAAACCACCAGCAACTCTCCCACCTCCAGCTGCTGCAGCACCGCCACCTTTCATAAAATTAAAGAACTTAGTCATTAAGTTCGTGCTACCTGTTACAGTAGGTCTTGCACCTCTGGCAGCGGCATTGGCAGCGGCAGGTGCTCCTCTACTGAATAATCCAGCAACACCTCTACCTAAAGCACCCAGACCTCTGAATGGCAGTAAAATCAGTTTAGCAATTAAACCACCAACTTTAAAAACTACACCATTGAGTAATCTTAGGAAAACAGCAAATCCAACATTAATCGCTAATAAACCAGCACCAGCATAAAGTAAGTTCTTGAGGATACTATTCTTAATCTCATCAAAAACTTTAAAATTTTTATCCTTGTATGCCCTTAATAATTCTATTCCTTGAAGTGTGAACCACCCACCAAGAAGAGTGAATATTGCGCTCTTAATCCTATCAAATATACCCTCAGTCTGCTCAATAACTTTTTTTACTGGACTGATAAGAGCATTTTGTATTTTCTTTTCTAATTCGTTTTCACGACCTCTTTTTATATCTCTATCAACTATCTTTTGCTCATTATCTTGTTCTGTTTGAATTCTTTTTTGCTCAGCAATAGTTTCTCCTCTGAGAAGTCTAGCAATATCTCTAACACCATTGGTTAAATTTAAAACTTCTACACGAACAAATTCAATCTGCTTTGAAATTGTTCCAAGAGAAGATTGATTTGCCTTTACAATTGCTAAACTTTGAGTGCTTGCTAAATCATTTCCATCTTGCCTAACTAAAGCACCACCACGACCACGAAACACAGAACTGGAAACAGTTGCTCTACGGAATAGTGCTTTTCTGGCTTCAGCAGACAGGTAAGATCCTGTTCTAGGATCTACACCTGTTTGTGCTATGGTTATTGCATCAGCCATTCGTTATGCCGTTTTTAAGATTTTCTTCTTCTATAAACTGCTGAAGAAGAGAGATATAAATTTCTCTCTCCCAAGGTATCATATTTTCTAACTCTGTCAATGAATATTTATGATGCTGTATGAGGGCAAAATTTGTTTTGTAGTATGACTCAAGGGAATCATGAGCCATCCCTACGCGAAAAAACTTGTTAGACCCTCCAAAACAACTTCACTTTCAACTTTTGTTTCTGGATTTTTGATTTTGATTGTATGAGAAAGTTTGGGCATTGTTTCAAAGAAAGTCTCAATCTCTTTGAATTGTTTCGAACTCAATTGATCAACAAATTCAAATAATTCTTTCTTAGTACAATCAGAAGCAGACCAAGATTCTTCTTCAGAATAGACTTGCTCAATACATCCACTAATCAACTCAAAAGTATCATCAACCGTTACATCAGTAATATTAAAGTTGTTTTTAATAAACTGACTCAATGAAGGATATCTCATCCTCATTGTTAGATTATCATCTAACTTAATATCTCTGGTATGATTTGGATTGGTTTGAACTTGGATTTCGTCCAAGTTAATTGACACTGGAACTTGAGTAACTTCATCATCAGGGCAGGTGATTAGAACATCTACTGTCTCACCTACTGACTTTCCTCTGATGTTAAGGAACAGATACTCAATATCAAAAGTAGCCAGGTCTTCTACTTTTACACCTTTTGTCAAAATGCAATTTGAGATAACTGTTTTAATTGCATTTGTGATTTGCTTATCATCTTGACTTTCCATTGCGATGATAAGAATTTTTTCTTCTTTAACAAGAAATGGTCTATATTTAATTGTTTTTTTAGAAGATGGTAATGTCAACTCATAAGTCGGAGTTGCAATTGTTGGTAAAGGCATAATAACCTATAATATTGTCAGTAATTTATTTATGAACCAAATCCTGGTGGATATTGTCCAATTTCTCCAGCAACAAAGTCAGGTTTTTGATTCCAATCAATACTACTCCCAGTAGTTGCCGCACCCTCTCCTCCATAAATTGGATAAGATTGTGATAATCTAATAGCGTTCGCTTCATCCGCACTCAGTGGTGCGACTTTACCAGATGCATACAGTAAAGATGATTCTCCAGTTTTATTATTATCAACTCCTCTTTTTTGGTCAATGGCAGAAATTGGCCCACAAACATAGCGAGTGAATTCAAAAGTTGCAGATGCAGTCAAAGTTCTAGAGCTATCATATGAAACATTAATATTACCAACATTAGAGGGGAACATTCCAAAAAATGTGTATTCAATATTTTTACGATAGTCTCTATCAAACTTAACGATTTTTGTCGATTCCATCTTATAGTATTCGGGGTATTGCATTCTGATAAAATAATTCTTTCTTCCTTGACTGACAGCATCAGCATTTGTTCCAACTGGATTATGAGATCCGCTTGCAATAAATTCTGCCCAGTGCTCTAGAAATTTCAATACTTTATAATCACTATCAATATAGAACCCTAAATTAACTTGCCCATAAATTCTACTATGGGCAATCTTTTCTTGAATGCCCATGTAGTTTCCTGCAATATTTGCAGTTGCCAAACTTCCATATGGAAGTTCTGCAGAGTAACATAACAATCCAACATCACCGCTTATAAATCTAGAATCAACACCTCTGTTAGCCAAATAAGATGATAACGCACCATCTTTTGGTGGTGCTCCAAACTTGACTTCATAATGTGAGGTTTGAGCTAGATTTGTTAATACTCTTTTAAATTCTGATATTTTTCTTGGTCTAGGTGCTGGCACTCTAAATACCTATATTATGAGTCTTTTAGTTATTTAGATGTCTTATAAGGGAAAATATCAACCATCTTATCCTGAAAAATACAAAGGAGATCCAACAAATATCATTTATCGTTCCCTCTGGGAAAGAAAATTTATGAAATACTGCGATCTCAATGAAAATATTTTAGAGTGGGGAAGTGAAGAAATTGCCCTTCCATATCGTTCCCCAATTGACCGCCGCATTCATAGATATTTTCCAGATTTTTATATTAAAGTAAAAGAATCAAATAATGTTATTAAAAAATATTTGATTGAAATAAAACCCAAAAGACAGACTATTCCCCCACAAAATCCAGGCAGACAAACTAAAACATACATCCGTGAAGCATATGAGTATGCAAAAAATCAATCAAAGTGGGCTGCTGCAAAAGAATTCTGTGCTGACCGTGGGTGGAGTTTTAAAATTATAACAGAAGATGAGTTAGGTATTAAATAATGCCGAGAAAAACTCTTAAAGACAAACAAGAGAAGCAACAAAAACTTCAACAAAATAAAGCAGTCAAAAATAGGGTTTTGCCACTTGTAGAAAGTATTAATGGCACTGAAGACCCTGATGATTTGATGCAGGAACTCATGGGACTTTTATCTGAGTCAAGCACTGCACCACAAGTAGGTAAATACTATACTTTTGTTTATTCGCCAAAAACATCTGGAATTACTTATGATGAATATCCTTTGGTTGCAGTAACTGAAGTTTTAAAATGGGGATTCAAAGGATTTAATTTTCACTGGAATGATGGAAGGCAATATACCTGGAAAGAAATCATTGGTGGTGTGTATAATATTCTAGATGAAGAAATAACTGATGTACGAAAGATACCTTTTGGAAAAATACGATCTAAATAGTTAGAAAAAGATAAATGGTAGTTAAGCCCTGGGAAGTCCAACGAAGCTCAACAACAAGTAACCCACCATCTTCTTCTGCTGGGTCATCTGCCCCAGCTAAGCCAGATAAACAGCAAGCTCAAAAATCCAATAAGAAGACAGCATATAGATATCCATTTGATAGAATTGATGATGGTGATGACTACTTATTAATAGAAGTTATTGATTTTGTTCCTGGTGGATTACAAAGACAAGGTGCCGAGTCTTTAGCATTAGTTACAACAGATCAAACTCTAGCAAAAAACAAGCAAAAAGTACTTAGTCGAATTATTTTACCTATTCCAGAAGGTGTTGGAGATACCAATAATGCAGACTGGTCAAATAGTAACGTAAATCCATTTGATGCTACTTTGATTGGAGCATTCAATCAATTTTTGGGACAATCTGCTGGGGGAAATCTTCCAGGTGCTTTTGGTGACATGGCTAAAAATCTTGCTGGTTCTGGATCTGCTTTAGCACTATCTGCAGAAGGAGGAAAGGCATTTATGGCATCAATGTCTGCTAAAGCAGCCGCAGCGATAACAGGAAATGCTAACGCCCAGGGACTAATTAATAGAGCACTTGGTGCAACATTAAACCCAAATAGCCAACTCTTATTTAACAGTGTGGCTCAAAGATCTTTTGGATTTAGTTGGGACTTAGTTCCAAGGTCTAAAAAGGAATCGGATGAAGTAAAAAATATAATAAGAATATTTAAATCCTACATGTCTGCAAGAAAAGGTGCTCAGGCTCAACCAGGTGGTGGATTCTTTATTGGGTCTCCAAGTGTATTCCAATTAACTTACATGACAGGTCAAAAACCACATGCATTTTTGAACCAGTTCAAACCAATGGCATTAACTGGGATGTCAGTTAATTATACAGGATCTGGAACTTATGCAACATATGGTGATTCAACACCAGTTCATATGCAATTAACACTTAATATGAGCGAACTTACACCAATTTATGCTGAAGATTATGATACAAAAGAAGGAAAAGATGGAGTAGGATACTAAGATGGCATACTTTAGAGAACTACCAGATTTAGAATATCAATCACCATTCTCGGATAGAAACTCTTCATTAGATTATGTAAGGGCAAAAAATATCTTTAGAAGAGTAAAAATCAGAGACGACTTACAGAAAGTTTTTACAATATTCAACAAATATACCATTTCTGATGGTGCAAGACCTGATACAGTTGCAGAGGCACTATATGGAAAGTCAGAATTTGACTGGGTTGTACTCATCAGTGCTGGGATAGTTAATGTAAGAGATGAGTGGCCACTCTCAAACTATGATTTGTACAATTACAGTTATGAAAAATATGGAGATAATCTCAATGACACTAAATTTTATGAAACAATAGAAGTCAGAGATCCTAATGGAAGATTAATTCTCCCTGCTGGAAAAGTTGTTGATGCTAACTTTACAATTCCAGACCCAGCGAATAAAGTTCAAAATTTACAACAATCTAAAGTTGTTGTAGCAATTAATAATTATGAATATGAAGTTCGTAAGAATGAGGCAAAAAGAAACATTTATGTATTAAAATCAGAATACTTACCAAGTTTCTTAACTGATATTAGAAAGATTATGACATATACAGAATCATCTCAATTTATTGATTCTAAGTTAATTAAGGCATCTAATACTAGAATCAAGTCACCATAAAAAAGGGGGCATATGCCCCCAGTGTATCAGTCTTCGGCAAGACGGGCGAAGTAGGACAGAGCATCATCATCCTCATCTTCTTCAACCGCAGCAGCACGACGGGTGGGTTGAAGATTGTTGAGTTCAGTACGAAGATCCTCAGTTAGTTCGCGGGTCGAACCACGGGTGTTGTCCTCATCAAGATCTTCGGGGTCCTGATAACGAGGAGTACCTTTGGAACCAAGCACATAGTCAAGACGCTTCTTCAGTTCATCATAGGTCTTGAATTGGTCGGCAGCAACGAGTTCGGCAAGCGAATACTGCTTCTTCCACACTGCTTCCATTGCATCATCATCGTCCAGCAGAGGAGCAGCAGCAGCAAACTCACTAGAATCATAGTTACGATAACCAGCAACGTTCTTCGCCTTCAGTTTGAAGTTGGCACCTTGCCAGAAGTCAAACGGATCGATTGCTTCCTCATCTTCAAACTCGGGTTGCATCGCAGCAGTCAGTTTGTCGAAGATCTTTTTACCGAACTTGAACAGGAAGACCTTACCTTCGTTCGCAGGGTTGGCAGGATCTTTCACAACGTAAATGTTGCTCACATAAGTCAGTTTGCGCTTCTGCTTACGTGCCAGTTCCTTACCAGCATCAGTACCATTGTTCCACAGTTCAGAGTTGTACTCAGACACTGGATCCTTCTGACCCAGAGTAGTCAGAGAGTTCTCAATATACCAACCACCAGGACCTTGGAATGCGTGACTGTAGAGTTTCACGAACGGAAGGTCCTCACCGTTCGGAGCAGGGAGGAAACGGATTACGGCATAACCATTGCCGCTCTTATCTACATCCAGTTTCCAGATGCGGTCATCACTAGAACCGCTACCAGTATTCATTTTTTCAACTTCTTTGACCAGTTTAGCGGTCAGAGAGCCCAATTTAGATTGCTTCTTAAGGTCAGCAAAAGACATTTGGATTACCTCGGATAGTTTGGATTCGGGGGATTTACTTGGATATTATAGCGAAGATTGAATCACCTGTCAATGAATTGTTTGAGGGATTCAATGGTCTTATTCATACTACTGAACAGTACTTGCATATCAGTCTCTGGTGGAAAACCCATCAATGCGACTGATTTGCGTAGGTTCTCTTTCATCTCAACCGCTTGTGGATCATCTGAAAGAGACAGTCTAGTATACATCACTCTCTGCTTTTCTAGCAAGAGTTCTAACTTTTCAATGTGTTCCAGTTTGGTCTCACGGGGCATCATACCAAAAGTGAGAATACTTCCGTATATCTCCTCTTGTAACTTATTGATTTCTTTCAGTTCATCTTGAATAATATCGGAGTCAAAAAAGTTACTCATCTATGATTTCCCTTAAAATCTTCTTGTACTGGAATACGTCAATATTTATGAATTATTCTTTAATGCTCTTTTTCTTTCTCTTGCCCGTTCCTTACGGTTTTCCCTATCTTTTTGATTTTCCCAATATCTCTTTTTCTCCCTAGCTCGTCTAGCTAAAACTTGCTCCTCAGTCAAACCTTTTGCCCATCTCTTCTTTTCATAATCTGGATTTTTATCTCTCCACTTTTTTCTAGATTGTTCTTTTTGAACCTCTCTAGATGGAAAATTTTCCCAATTTTCGTCCTTTATATCTTCTATAAAATCAGGACCATCAATATTAAGAGCAAGATTAATACTCGATACATTTAACATATTCTTTTAGTAGGGGTAATATTATTTAGGCGGGACTTACGCAAGTCAAATACCCCTACCCGACTTTGCTGCCCGCACTCTATGAAATTATTTCTCTAAGAATTTTTTTATAGTTAAAAATATCTATTTGAAGAAATGGTGAATATTTTTTAATTTTAAGAGAAACACACTCCCACACTGGGTCCAAAAGTTTTTCATCAAACGTCTTCCCGAACAGGAATATTTTATCATATATGACCAGTGTTTCAAGGCTAATCTTCCCGCTCAGGAATTTTTTTAGAACGGGTGGATGTCCTTTGGAACAATTCAACGCATCCTCTAATTTTGTTTCCGAGAACAATTCGTTGCTTTGCTCTTTGAACAAGTAAGTCAAACTCTGCTGTCGTCTCATCCATTCTTGATATGTTCTTTCTCCTTCGTTTATTAAAGAACCAATCCATAAATTACTCGGGTTGTCTGCTTCTACAAAGTTTGATACTAAGAAATCTACGACTTCTTTATCAGAATATTTGCGACTTGTCTTCTCGAACCAGTATTTGTCCTTGCGTTTGTTGAAGGATGTCATACTGGCACGGGTCTTCGCACCATATTTAAAGAAATCGTATTTTGGGTTTGTGAAATGATTTTTAAGTGACAAATAATGTTGATAAGTTTCAAAGGGTGTCACGATCATAAAGGCAATCTTGCTCTTGATGTTTTCTTCATAAAGTTAAGACGAGTGGCATCCCACTTGAGTCTTTCTTTTAAAGGTTTTGAAATGAGTTTCGTAACTGATTCTACCTCAAGACTATTGACTTCGCAATAGTGACAAATAGCATCAATATAATTCAGATTTTCTTCAGCAACAATTTTCTCAATCTCAAGAGCAAACTTGGAAGGGGTTAAAAATTTACTTTCTATTGCCTGTTCTAATTCTTTATTTGGTTCCATAGAGTTCCAGTTTATCTCTAACAAACTTTCTAATGTATTCTGTGAGAAGTTTGATGTATTTTGATTTGTCTCGTTCTTCATAGACGACGCATTCTCCATTTTCACAAGCCATAATGATTACAAGTTTTTTGACTGAAATACCAGTCAGTTCGTAGAGCATACAACCATATGCCATACACTGAACAAAATAATGTTCAATCCACTCGCGTGGTTTTGGTTTTTTAGAAGTCTTAAAGTCGATTATCGCTAACTCGCCGTCATATTCGGCAATACAATCAACTGTCCCAGCAATGCCTAGTTGCTTACTATATAGGGACCCTTCAAGGGCGTAAATATTATTTATACGATTTAAATCAGTTTTTGCAATCTTAAAAAGAAAATCAGAGATTGGTTGAACTTCTGGTAGTTCTTCATTTTTGAGATGATGTTCCACAAGAAGGTGCATATCAGTTCCACGACTTGTTGCCGCTTTTGTGACACGCTCTGCTTCTTCTTCACCAACTTTTTTACGCCACTTAATAAAGATTTCTTTATTAAAATGACTGGTCACCGAAGTGATGGAGACCAGTCGTACAAGTTCTTCTTCGTCAGGAACTTTATAATAACGAACACCATCTATAGTCTCCCTTTCAAGTTCAGGGAGCGTCACATCAACATGTTTGAACATTACATACCTGCTTCCATTTTTGCGATGATGTATTCTTTAACAAGTCCAGAACGAACAATATCTTCTACACCAAATTCAATTATATCAAAAGAAGGCATTTTACGCAAGATGTTCATAAAATCTACAATACCATTACGTTCATTTGTTTTTTGCAAGTCTGATTGAGTAGCATCACCACAGAAACAAATTTTGGTATTTTCACCCACACGAGTAATAATAGAATCGAGTTCGTGGAAGTTTAGATTTTGGAATTCATCAACAATGACGATAGCATTATCAAGAGTTGTTCCACGGAGGAATGAAGTGCTCCAGAACTTAATAGTTTCTTGTGACTTCAAATTGCCATAGAGCATTTCAAAGTCAGCATCAGAAGGCATCTGGAACATATACTTCACCATATTCTTATAAGGAATCTGGTAAATGTCTGCTTTATCTTCATGAGATCCAGGAAGGAATCCAATCTCACGAGTTGCTACAAGAGAACGAACGATATAAACTTTTTCATAAGGGGTTCTTTCATCAAGAACATCCATTAAAGCATTATAAAGAGTAATAAAAGTTTTACCAGTTCCAGCACATCCATAAGCAACTAAATGCTTTTCATCTTGATAGGAATCAAAAAACTTTTTCTGATTATCTGTAATTGGTTCAATATCGACCAAGTAATCAGAACTTAGAGGCTTTCTCCTCTTCATTTGCTTTGCAGTCAAACCAACACCAATAGGTTGGATGTCATTGCCTCTTTTTCTTCTTGCCATTAGAGTTTCTTTACAGTAGAACCAGGAGCTTTTGCTGCTTTTGCAAGCACATCATTCCATCCAGGATTGCGATTGATAAGTTTGTCCCTCCACTCACCAACTTCTCCAGCGCCAGGACAAGTTGATGGGTCAGACCAATCTCTGTCCCAATCTGGATTATCTTTTTTCCACTGGTCCCAGGCGTGGATACTCATTTCCACTTCTTTCTGTTCGCCAGTGGTTTTGTTAATAACAGGATAAGTCGCCATAAAGTTACGAAATCAAGATAATTTATTTAGAATGAAAGTTTTACTCTTCTACTGTTTCCACATCAACAACTTCTTGAGATTCCCAAGGTAAAGTATCATACTTTTCGGTTGTTGATGCTGATTTTTGAGCATCAATTATAGAAGATAATCTGAATTGCTTATTCGCAATCTCTTCTTCCCCAATTAAAGTCTCAACCCAAGAAATAATTTGTTCCTCAGTTAAATCAGAATACTCAGTAAAATCATCTTCAGCAGCTGAAGGCAATTCTAGAGTACCTCTTTCATCAGCAGTAAAAGTAGTTTCATTCACTTTTTCTGTAGCAGTGTAAATCCATTCTACAGAACTAACTGCACCAGATAATCCTGCAGTATTATAATTCAATGCATGAATTTTCCAAGAATATTTGACAGACATCTTTGAACATTTAAGAGTAAAATTATTTATTCCACTCTAACGCTTCTGAGACTGATGGAAATTGTTCGGTAAATATTTTCTTACACTCAAGAGCAATATCCATGTGTTCTTTCTGAGTTCCATTTGCAGAACGAAGATTGATATAATGAATCCATGACCTGCATGATCCCGACATATAAATGCGTGTAGGCGTCGCTAAGGGCAGTACAAACCTTGCACACTCCTTTGCTACTCCATGAGCAAGAAGTTCCTTATAGAGTTGCATAGAGTGTGCAAAATGGTCTTGAATCTTACTCTGTAGAGTCAGTTTCTCATACTCAGAAATGTCGTCAATAGAGTTCTGACGATTCTTGGTATCTTGACGACGAAGTTCAGGTACAGGAATATAATCGCTCAACAAAGAAGAATCTGCATAACGCTGCGAAAATTCTTGATATGTGAAAGAACGGTGCCTCAAAATTTGAGCTGCGATACCACGATTTGTTTCGATCTCAAGAGTCATAAAAGACTGCTCAAAAACAGACCAATGATTATGCTTAATGCAATAAGCAAGCAACTTGGCATAGTTTTCGTTGTCTTGATTCGCAGGGTTGCTAACTCTAGCAACATATGCCATTGTTTTTTCTGCATCTGGGGTCACGCTAATGAGTTTTACTGTCATTTCTTTCCAAATCCTTTTGATGTTTTTGCTTCGAGTTCTGAAAGTTCTTCTTCCAGAATCCTTAATTGTGATTTCATTTCAATCAATTGCTCAGCAGAATATAAATGCTCTTGTTTAATCAATCTACGGAGCAATTTCATCATTTTTCTTGCCCTATTAGTCATCTAAATCAGAATCCTCAAAAATTTCGTCGTAATCTAACATTGGTCTTTTTCTGACTTCTGGATTTGTATAAGAATATGCAGATACATCAGAATAAACTTCTGCTTTCAGAGAATCAACCAAGAGTTCTAGATTACGGACAATAAGTTTTAGTTTGTCTTTATCCATAAGATACTATTCTCTTTCAATATTTTAACATAAAAAAAGGAGGGAATCAACCCTCCTTTACTTCAAGCAACTTGTGGTTGCTTCGCCATATTCAGTTGTGCGTTATGAAGGAGTTTTTCCTTTTTTGCTTTGAGTTTGAGATAGCGAACGAAGTAAGTGTTCATTTTGCACCTCCCTTAGTTTTAGACATAGAGAGTTTGTTTCCATTTTCATCAACGTAAAACATAGTACCACGATAAATTTCTACGTGGGGTTCAATTTTAAACGTTTGATTTGGACGTTCTGCGGTATCATATTCGACACCACGATATACGACTTTAGACATTAGGTTTTCTCCTTAATTTTGAGGCTAAAGAGCGTTCCTTCAGTCGGCTTTTGCGTCTATGAATTTACAAGTTCTTGGAGATCCTTCTTTAAAGATCTGAATAAGTTCAGATCTTGCAGGCTCATCCATTTTTAGTTTTACATTACTAATAAGTCTTTGAGCCTCAATGCAAGTCCAGAGAATTGTTTCCATAGATGAACGATCCGTTCCGAGTCGGCTTACTTCCGTCCTATTCAGTTTAGCACTTAAGTCTTATAACGTCCTTTCGGAGTTCTGATAGCAATCGGTCTTCTTTTCTTTGGTCTACTACATCGTCGTTTTTAACGATGTCCATTAGTTCCCACGCTGCGTCGCAACTTATAGTCACTTGATTAGATTTGGCAAGTTGAGGCGTAGAAATAGAAAGAAGTGGAACCCATGCTAAAAGCAAAAGTGCTTTAGTCATAGGATGAACGTTAGGGGATTATTATACCCCTATTCACACTATATAGTCAAGTTTTATTTTGAAATAGTAACAATAGATACAAAAATGTATCTCTATTATACTAAAAGGCGTGAAGATTTATGAAAACCTTCGCGCAAGAAAAATTTTGGCGGAAATTTTTTACCCCAAAAAGAAAATCACTTTCGCTTTTTGGTTTTGGGTGCTTGATAACCCCATAACTTTGGATTGATTCTTCCATACCCAAAGTCAATACTCTTTAGATTTTCACGAAACTTGTCCCAGTACATATCAAACAAACGAATTCGTGATCCTCTAGTTAAATCAAAACAAATTTCCTCATCAACAATATACTTTACGATGTAAGCATCATTCGGTGCTTCTTTAGTACAGACATCAGCATATGAACCATTTTCAATTAAAATATCACAACCATAGCGTGACTTACAGGTTTCTTTTTCTGCTGGTGTCCAATAGTCCATATGCTTTTCCGTATTGTGGGTTTCTTCAACTACATCACGAACCTGACTCACGAACGACCTCCCCACTTAATATCAGGATAAGCTTGTGAAACTACTTCCCTGGTGAGTTTGTATTTGTCTGTCAGTTTTTTATCCTTAGTAAGAATAACAATTTCTGCTTCAAGAGGATGAAGACCTTGAAGAATGTTAATAAACATTGTTTCTCTACGAAGAGAACTCAATCCATCGTTACCACCCTTTACAAAATTATAAAACTTATTATATTCCTTACGAATTGATGAGCGTCCCTGGTCCTGAGAACCTAAAGAACTACTTCCCAACTCACCCATCTTAGAAACAGCATCTGTAATCTTTCCAGACAGAGTTCCGCTGAATGAAGTTTGTTCATCAGTACCTGCATAAGGTACATCTCCTGGGGGAAGAATAGAAACAACCGTCTCATCAAAGTTCCAAATAAAAAGAGTCTTCAGAGCAGGATGAGAATACTTTTGAAGTACTTCTACCTTTTTTGCTGTACTTTTTTGCTTACATGCAAGACTTAAAATCTCAAAAATAAATGGATTTGAAGGAAGATCGGGAATAGGAGATTCCTTCTTAACCGTAAATTTTGATTCAGTCTTCTTCGTCGCCGTTGTCTTCGTAGTCATGATAGTTCTCAAAGTTAAATGCAATCACCTCATCTGGAATTAGATTTCCTTGTCCATCAAACATTTCGGGGTGAGGTCGTGGAATTTCCCGATAGTTCATCATATATTCTCTTGCAACCCATCCTCCCATTATTCCAACTATAAAAAATAATACGGTTAAAAAAGAACCGAAAACTAAACTAGTTGCTAACATAGTTTTTCTCCCTCGGGAACTACTACTTTTTCCTTACTTTAATGGAAAACTCAAAGTAGATGGTTACTTCCCGTCTCAGAAAGCAAACCAACTTCTCGAATATAATATGAAAATCTTTGGGTTGCTTTCTTTTTCCTCCATTAAGAATAAATTCAACTCCACGATTAATGTGGATGTCTTTATTTATGTCCGCCATCAAACAATTTTTTGCTCTTGTAAAAACTTAACTGTATCAGTACATCCTCCTAATTTTTTATCATCAACAACAATTTGGGGAAATGTACTCCCCTCACCAAACTCGGAGTAAAATTCCTCTGCGGTAAAGTCCTTGTCAAGAGTATACACCACATGTGTCATCTTTGTCAACTTCATTACGCTTTTAATTTTGTCACAATATGGACAACCTGGTTTTGAATAGATTGTAAAGTTCATATTTCTTTATAATTTTTGTATAAGTATTTAATCAAAAAAGAACATGTGCCACAAGCGGCAGTTTTGAAGGCAGTCTCCAAAATATTCAGATGCTGAGTGAATATTTCCACCACTAAAAAGAACTAATCTGTTATAGACATTTCCTGCAACATCTACTGGTTCATATGGAGTTCTATCAAGAAATGTTCTTTGATTAAAGACTTTAAGACCTTGACCTGCTGCCCAATCAATTTGAGAATTATGGTGAATCTTAGTTTCTTTATGCCTCCACATGGTAGTTCCACATTGTGGTGGAGCATCGGGTGTTAGATAAACCATACCAGCCCAAGTCTGGTCATCGCAGTGATAAACAAGTTTTTCCCCAGACCAATTATGCTGAAAGCGACCATTCATTCCATGGTCTTCCCACTTGATAATTGGTTGTCCAAGAAGATCTTCAAATGCTTCTTTTGTTCCAGGAATGAAAAATTGCTTACGAGTTCTCCTGCCAATGTATCCAGCATCATCAAAGAAATCTTGCTCTAGAGCAAATTTTCTTACAGCATCTGGATCTCTATAGAAATTATCAACAATGATTACTCTCTGAGATTTTCTATATTCAGGATTAACACTTAATAGTTGATTCATATTAGAATCCTAGGTGCTTACTACGAACAAAATCCAAATCAAATGTTGTTGCAGAAATAAATTGTTCTTTACCCTCAAATGGCAATTCAGTTGGACCACAAATCCTCCAATCTTTACCCCACTTTTCAGTAAGGTAATCAATATTCATTGCATTAGATGCTTCAAGTTTTTCTTTCAGAGATGGATCATTCTTTTTAGTTTGACTTCCATGGGTGTAATACTCTTGCTTCTCACCAAACCCATGATAGTACATACTATTCAATTCCATAACTTTACGAATTGGTCGATGCATGAAACGCATAATCATATCAGCATCTTCACAATAGGCAGGATATAGATTTTCATCAAAAAGACCAAATGCCCTAATGATATTTTCTCTAATCAGGAATAAATCCCAACTACCAACACCATAGTCACCTTTGTTACCATGAACCATTCCGATCATTTCATCAGAATTGACAGTATTCACCATCTCTTCTAAGAATCCTGGACCAAAGGATACGTCATCATTGCAGATAATCCAGTAGGGGGACATCAGATAACACTTGATAATCAAGTTCCAAGATCCAGCAACTCCAAGATTGCCAGGAAGGTGGGCAACCTTAACTTTTTTCACATACTTATGCTTGATACTTGCCAGTTTATCCAAGTCTTCATCAAGTTCTCCTCGACCATTATTATTAACAATGAATACTTCATCGACAGGATAGTCGATGCTCATGAGTAAACGACTAACCCAGAATGTACTATTAACAACAGGTACTCCAATTACAGGTATAGACATAAGATTACAGAGAATTTAACATGTACTTTTCAGCTTTTTTAGTTTCACCATCAACGCAAATCATTTTCTGAATGATTTTTTCATCAACCAATTCTGGATGCACCCACCAGTCTTCATAAGGTCTATTATCATCGGGTGAAATATTATCTACAACTAATTTATAACCAAAAGACTCAAGGTACTTTCGAGACTTATCTCTGAAAGATTTTGTCTCATCACAATAGTAGTCATGCTCATAAGTAATGACAGCAAAGCGATGAGTCTCAAAAGGCATCGTCAGGAGTATCTTGTAGGTGACCTCAGGAGGGTCGCAATCAAGTTGTAGGTAGTCGATATCGGTTGGCATGTCTAACCCATTCAGGAACCGCTCGTAATTGACTTTGAGGGCATCTTTGAGTAAGCATGTATGCTTTCTCTCCTGATTATGGGCATTAACAAAGTTTTCATCAATATCAAGGGCAACACCGTTCCATCCATATTTTGTTTCTAATAATGCAGTATTGTTTCCATAGAAAGCATTGCCTGCTCCAATTTCAAGGTATGTTCCATTCTTCTTACCATTGAGCATGGAAAGAACAAACATATCCTGATAAGATTCTGCATAGTTCTTTTCAACCTCTTTAGAACCTTTAAACTTAAATCTTAATTTACCATGATTCTTTTTAGAATACCAATTCAACTTTGGTAATCCAGATGATTTATCACCAGTGAGTTTTTCAAGATTAGAAATAACTGCTTGGCGATGCACTTCATCAAGTTCATAGTTGTCAAGCAAGTCCTGCAACATATCACGAGACTCATCACATAGACCACACCACCAAGATGATATGGCTTTCTCAAATAGAATTCCATAAAATCCTGGATAATCTACCTTAGTGCGTAGTGGTGGTGGATTCCTATCACAAAACTCTTCAGCAACACAAGCAGTTAGATAACAATCTTTCCAACTTCCATCCTGATCAGAGCGTTCATAGTATCTCGCAAGAAGAAAATGACCTTCAGGGCGAGATGGGATAACTGTGATTGCATTCTGAATCAAACCCTTAACAGTAAATTTACGAGTTCCTTGTTTGTCATAACACATCGAAGCACGAATAAGGCACTCATACTGAAGTAGTTTATCATCAGACCTTTCAGTAGTTCTCAGATAATATGACATTGCAGCAGCAGTCTGCCCAATTTCATCATAGAAAATAGCCAACTCATAGTTAATCTCAGGATCATCTGGATTTTGAATATAAGTTTCCAGAAGATTGATTAGATATGACTCATCAACAATATCGTTTTCTGTGTTTTTCATTAATACTTTCGATGCAAACTGGTCAGGAGTAATTAAATTCAACCACTTCTTTCTATTTCTAGAAAAATTAGCAAAGTCTAATTTCTGAAATGCATTATCAAAAACTAACTTTTCTTGTTTGCCAACTTGAATGACTCCACATCCATAATCAGCATCCACAACGCACATAGAAAGATCATCTCTTTCTTGTCTCAGAGTTACAAATGCTTTCCAACAATCTCCGTTCCAAATCCCACCACGGAAGGGAATAACCTGATGCTCTTCCAGTTCTGGGTTCATATCGTGGCAGACAATGTATCCACCAGGATTCAAAATCTTTAGTGAATTTATTATGTCACGATATACTTGGTCAGCATGATGCAATCCATCGATAAAAATTACATCAAAGTTCTCAGTATTTTTTTCAAAGAAATCATCTGAAGTTGCAAAAATTGTAGCTGGAGAAGTCAGTTCAGGATCGACACCAACCTTATAATCGCATTTGATTTCCCTGAAATTCTCTCCTGCAGAGACACCAATCTCAAGATACTTTTTTGCTTTAACTTTATCAATTAGGGATTGAATAATATCAGTTCTCTTCATCGTACTTTCCAGCAATAAAATCTTCTACAACCTGAGGAGAAACTCTCAGCACATAAGCGGCATTATCTTGGAATCCAAAAGTCATTAGTAAGTCACCTTTATAGTAGCACATGCCCGTACAAAATTCAACATGGGCATCCATGAAAGAAAAGTCTTTAGAGAATCCTTGTATCTGCCAATTTTTATCCCATACAAGAAATCTGTGACGATACAATCCATCCTTTCTACCAACTTCACTCTTAAACAAATCAACTTCGTGTGTAAGAGCGAAGTAATAATTGTCTCCAAGGGGAAGCACATGAGAACCACCACGTACATCTCTGGGGATATCCACCATTTGAGTGAGAGCAATAGTCTCAGAAGTCCCTGCAGTAGGATTAACCTTGACAACTTCGGTAGGATTTGACCACTTTACATAGTGCCAATCCATATCGGGAATGGGCATCCAATTCTTTTCACAATAAGAATTAGGATCTTTGGGTGGTTCAATACGAACTCTTGAAACCTCTTTGACATAATCTTCTCCAACAACAATCTTGGACAGTTCCATTCTTCCCTGACCATTTGTTGTTGTATCCCTTCTTACACCAGAAATATACAAGTCTCCTCCCCAACGGAAAAGTCTAGCATCTTCTAGACCAACAAAATCCCAAAGAGGTTCTTTATCTAACTCAGAAGTATCAATCTTATTGACTCTCGTTATTTTTAAACTATCATCCAACTCCAAATAATAATTCGTAGTCCTTAGGTGCATATCATTTTCAGGATGCACATAAGTCAAAGGACCCCACTGATGCTGAAAAGTTTTCTTTTCAGAGTGGTAGAATGTATAGTTCACATGGCGAAGATTTACCATTAACTTACCATTATCATTGTAAATGGAAGGATTCATTAATCCCGTGCCATTTGTAAGATAAGAAGGAATGATTAAAGGATGAATACTACCACCATTATCTAAAGCAATTTTTGCAAAATGCATACACTTCAACTAAGGTTATTATCAATTATACCAAATATATATGGGTTTTACAAGTATCAGGTTGCAACCCTGGATAAGTTATAAGAATGTACGGACGATTGAGTGGAGTATCTTCCAGGATCGAATGAAGCAGGCCAAGTTTGGTTACCAACATAAAATAGTCTATCATCCTGACAAATTGCCCACCATCCATCACCCTGAGATCCTTGTATTGATGCAATGGCTGAGAACCAGTTTGCTTGCAAGTTGCCTGCGGACTGAGTAGCATCAAATTCCCATGGAAGTTTGTTTCGGTTATCCATTGTTTGACGGCCACTTCTAAAACTGACACCCTTTGCTCTACCTGGATCTGTTGTGGTATTACCACCGATAGTAAGACATCTTTGGTTAGAAGTTAGGAATAATCCAAGTCTCCATTCATCATTTCCAGTACCAACTCTACTAATATCAATAACATCATTAGAACCACTATAAACTGGAACTGGGTATTGAAGATTTGTGTTTGACCATGGAAAATCACCAGTATTTTGGTTTTCTGCCAGGAGTTGATCAAGTGAAGTAAATCTATGGTAAGATTGCACACCAACACCATAAATCATTCCCGTACTTCTCTGTTTAATAAACAATCTTGGATTATTCTGGTCATTACTTAGCCAAAAATCTTCAACATCATTGTATAAGTCTGTAATATTCCATAAGCTCCTAAGACCAGATCCTGACACCTCAAGAGATCTAGCTCTATCCCACCAAACTTTTTGCATTGGAGAAAATCCTGTTCCACCATTTGGCTCATCCCCATCGTATGAACCAGAACTATAAAGGTTGGAACCAATCCAATTAAGAAGTCCAGCCATGTGCAAAACACCATCATTTGTAAGGACAACTGTAGTATAGTAAGTATTATATCCAGCAGTTGCTATTTTTTTAATTCCGCCATGCTTTTCCCAATTATATAAAACTTTTCTTGGAGCACCAGTGTATTGGTCATTACCAACACCAAGTTGGTCATTACCATTCCATCCCCAACCCCATAGATTGCCATCTTCATCTTGAGCAAACCCATACTGATAGTTACCACCAGCTAACCAAAAATCTAAAAGTTTTCGGTTATCAAAATATTGCTGAGGAATTCTAGCTGGAACATAGCTATTAAACCAGTTATTATTATACCTAAAGTTTCTACCTAGTCCAGAGTATCCGTTATATCCCCAAGTCCATAGCCGACCATCAATATCCAGAGCACCATTAACACTACTTGAGTTGTTAGCATTAGACGAAGAACTTGTTCCAATCTTAATTGCCTGAATATCCCTTAAAAATCCCTGACCTCTACTCCCTTGAGAAGCCTGATACTGTTGAATTTGTTGGTTATAATCGAAACCACCACCAGTATTGTTTGTTCGACCAACTCTTCTCGAATAATATCTGTTAGTTGTTCCACCATCACCATGCTCCCCTGAACCCATCCAACCAGCCCAGAAAACTTCTCCATTATCAAATAAGAATCCATACATGTGTTGGTCATCACCAACGATTTGAATACATCTTGGTCTTGACCAAGTTGTACCCTGAGTTACACTAGAGTTTCTATAATTATCATAGTGGTCCCACCACTGGAATGTTGATTCAGCTGGATTATGTTGAGACGCACCAACTCCATATTCAGACCCACCATATCCATAGCTACTATGGCGACCTATATGAACTGCTTCAAACTCACCATTAATAAACGAATATCCCTGGTTAGATAAAGCACCATTATCTATTCTTCCAGGAATATGCCCCATATTTCTATCATTCCAACCCATAGGGTTGCGATTATTAAATTGTAGGATTCTATTTTCTTTATTCTGATTTGAACTAGCACTAATTCTTTGCCAATATGTTGTTGCTGATGTTCTTTCGTAGATAGGATGAATCATCCTACCATGCTTCATACAAACATAACGATCGCCATTATAATTTACTACATCTCCTGGATAGTAAGTTCCATTCTCCATCCACTGACCAGTCCACATATAACCAGAGGAATATCTATCCCATCCCTGCGTATCATTTTCTGGTTTATATTTTTCACCATATAAATTATTTTCAGCATACTTATCGGTTTTACAAATATAAGCGGCACCATTAACTCTTATAACATCATTTTTAGTATAAGAAACTCCTTCTCTCCACTCTCCACGGTAATTTAGAGTTAAATTATTAGCAAGACTAGTTAGCTTTTCCATAGATTATTGTTATTCTGGAGATGAAGTTGGAGACCATCTAGTAAAGTTAATCATATCATTAGGATCAGATGGTGGTGGTATATCTTCTACTTTTGTTATTTGTAAAATAGTTTGCTCTTCACTGGAAGGAGTTGTTGATATACCCAAGTAGTTTAGATATTCTGGGTCTTCAAAGTATTTATCCCTAATATTAGGATTACGCTGTAGTATTCTACGACAATAATCATCACCTAAAGATTCAGATAGTGACTCTGAAGTTTCAAATCTTATATCAAATAATTCTTCTTCAGTTGTATTAGAAAGTATTTCCAAATCACCACTATATCTTTCTTGTTCTGGATTATCTGGATCCATAATCGCATCCACATCTGGAATATAAAATGCGGTTTTCAAAATATCCATTGTATAGTTTGGATGAATCGAATAATAACTCCTTTGTTCTGTATTTGGAGATGTTTGTGCAACGATTGTTGTATTAGCAACTCCAATCATGTTGCCAGATCTAAGTAATAAAATAACCTCAGGCTCAATCTGAAAATCTGGGTCTCTGACTTCAATTTCAGTTTTTTGCATTTCTTCTCCAATCTTTTCACCACCCTCATCAAAAATATAACAACATACATAATCGGTTCTGATACCAATAATAGGAGGTTCCTTTGGAAGACCAATATCGGGCCAGTTCATTGCATCATATGCTGAATTAATGGATATAATTTTTCTTTCAGTATTGATAGCCATTTTGTTTCCTCCTTAACCTGCCCAATTCAATGATGGAACTGTCCCATAAACGGTTCCACGATAAGAAGCGAATCCCCAGTCATAGTTACGTCCTGTTTGCATTACTTCTCCATT